GTCGGCGGCGATTTTTGAGGCGCCGGTCAGGTCATCGCGCACGGCTTTGACGATGGCCGGATCGAGGCCGGCGGCGGCCAGCTTGTCGAGGGTTTCTAGCTGCTTGACCAGCTCGGCGGCTTTGACGACATCGGTTTTTTCGATGGCGCCGGCAATGCGCTGCAGGACTTGCTCGTCGTAATCGGTAAAGGAGGCGACCGACTCTTTGCCGGCGCCGCCTGCTTTGCCGCCACGCCTGGCTTTTGCTTCTGCTCCACCACCGGCAAATCTGAGTTTATTTTTGCCGGGCGCAGTCGTCGCGCCTCCGGCTGACATGGCAGACAAGCGGGCCTCCAGGCCATCGGAAAACTGCGGCTTGCTGGCGATATCCTCGAGGTCTTTGCGCCACTCGGCGCCAACCGATTTATAGCCAGCCAGATTGCCTTTAGCCAAAAACGCAGCCTGGGCGGCAATGGCGGCGATGGTGATGCCAACCCCTTTGACGACGCGCTGCACGCCGTCAAAGGAATCGATGACAAAGGCGGCAGCACGGGCGGCGCTTTTTGCCCACTCGGTAATCGACCCGTCTTTGGCCATGCCTTTGGTGGCATCGGTGACGCCATCGGTTTTGGTGATCATGTCGACCAAGGTTTTGACAAACTCATTGGCGACCGGCAGCACTTCAGCGGAGATGATTTTGGCAACAGCCCCTTGCGCTGCAGCCAGGCGCTTGAGGTTCTTTTCGTATTCTTCAGCAGCGGCGCCTTGCTCGGTGGTGACTTTGGCGACCAGATTGCCGGTTTCGGCAAGGTCTTTCATGTAGGGCAGCAGCTGCGCCCCGCTCTTGCCGAGCAACTGCGTCGCCAGCGCGGTTTTGGTGGCGCCGTCTTCGTACTCGTTGAGGCGATCGGCCAGCTGCTTGAAGGCGTCACTGGTATCGAGCAGCTTCAGCTCTTCCGGATCAATGCCGAGCGCGGCAAAGGCGGCGCCGGCGTTGCTGGTTTTGTCGCTGACTTCGGTCATCGACTTGGCCAGCTTGACCATACCGCCTTGCAGCAGGCCGAGATCCGTACCGCTGATTTTGGCGACGGCGGAGAGGCCCGACACTTTTTCAGTGGTGCTGCCGACGATTTCGCCGAAGTCATCGAGCGCGGCGGCGCCTTCGACGTATTTGTCAAAGGCGCCCTTGAGCGCGCCAACCGAGAGCGCCCCGGCGAGGCCGGTGAACATCAGGGCGACACCGCCGAAAGCGGATTCGATACGACCGGCGGTTTGCTCGGAGAGCGAAACGACACGCTTCATGTCGGTTTCGTACTTGGCTAACCGAGCTTCGAGGTCGATTGATAGCTTGGCAATGGCCATATCAGTCCTTTGTGGGGCGATGCGTCAAAATGGTGGCGAGGCGGTGCAGCATGCCGTCGACGTCGGTGATACCTATCCAGCCGCAGAGCAGCGGCAGGCCGGCCCAATCAATGCCGCCCTGCCCGTTTTTGAGCATATTGACCAGCTTGAAGGCCAGGGCGTCATCGTCCGTGAGCGGCGGCAGGTTTTCGCCCTCAATCTCGATGCCTGCCGAGGCATCGAGGTGGGCGATCAGTTTTTTTCGACTTCCTGACGGCGGGCTTCGTGGGCAATAACGGCATCAATAATCGCCTGCGCCAGCGTGGTGACGACTTGCCGTTGGTCTTCCACCCAGACTGCGAACACTTCCGGGTGAAACGGCACGCTGTCATCGGCGCCACCTTGAATCAGGTCGGACTCTTTGAATCCTTCCCAATCAATGGCGAACTTCTTGACCTCGGGCAAATCCGCCTTGAGTCCGCTGGCAGCCCCGTTGGCATCACGCAGCACGAGGCCGCGCATGTCAAACTCGGAGGGCCGGCGCATGCGCACCCGCTTGCCTTCACCCAACGGCACCCATTGGGCGCGCTGGGCAAGGATCGTGGCGATCTGTTGCTCAGGCGTCATCAGGACACCGCCGGCAAGCGCAGGATTTGACCCTTGACGGTGACTTCCAGCGTGCCGGTACCGAGCGCACCCTGGCCGACGCTTTCGCCAGGCATGGAAGGCTGGCCACGGAATACGCGTTGCGCGCCATCTTTGAAGGTGATGCGGAAGACCAGATAGGCCTGGCTCAACGCCGCTGCATTGACCAACTGCAACGCCTCTTCGTCCACCGTTTCGTGGTTGACGTTGATGCTGACCGTTTGCGCGGCAAGCAGGCCGTTGGCTTGTTGCTCGATTTCATCCAGCAGCACCGTGGTTTTGATTTTTTCTGCACCACCGCCGGCAATATCGTAGGAGGTGGAGCGCGAGAGCGTCGCCCAGGCCGTAATCGGCACGATGGTGCCAGCGGTAAATGCCGGGAAGGTCGTCGTATCGATGCCCTGCAATTCGAAGGTATTGGCGGCCGGCGCATCGACCCGGACGGCCTGACCGTCAAGATTGACCATACCGGTGACGGCATCTAGGTAGCCAACCGCACCATCGGCGAGGGCATGGGCGGTAGAGGTGCACACGCCGGGATTAGCCAGCGTCACGGCGGTGATGACTTTTGCGACAGCGGCGGTTTTTTGGACTTCAACGCGGACACCGCGACCGATGAGGGGAGTTCCCATTTTTACTGCTCCTTAAATGAAAAAACCCGCCGAGGCGGGTTGGGTTTGGTACTGCGGTGGGCGGCGGGTTATTCCCACCAGGTGATTTCAGATACGTCGGCGTAATCGCCAATCTCGGCATCAAAACCAGAGTAGCGGTTGTCGAGTGGCATGCCGATGCTGGCCAGGGCGATTTCGATTTGATCACCGGCCAGACTGGCTGCATTGCGCGTGGCGCCCCAGGCGACGATCTTGATTTGCGTTGGGGTGGCGTGCTTGTCTTGGTTTAAGCCGTAAACCGGGGCGCTGCCGTCGATGCTGTACACCACGGCAGGCAGCGCCTTGTTTTCCGGGATGGCGTCGGGGTAGATGCGGTCACCAACCAGGGCAGACAGGCCGGCGGCGCCGACTAGGGCGGCGAATAGTTCGGTTTCTGCGGACATTAGGTGGCGGTCCGATTGAGGGCTTCGATTTCGTTGACGGCGACGGTTTCAAATGCCGCCAGTGCTTCGGGCAGGCTGTCGGAGGCCGGTTTGAGGAATGGCCGGGCGGTCATTTTCTTGGTGCCGAATTCCAGCCAGCGCCAGTAGTAGGGGTCCAGCTTGCTTTTGGCGCCGCGCTGGCTGGCTTTTTTGAGCTTGCGCTCGGTGATCTTGAGGCCGGCGACACGCTTGACGCTGGTGGTGCGGTACTTGGCGCCTTCGGCGGGTTTGACGTTGATAAATACGCCAACATTTCCGACCTGCCTTGAGACTTTAGAGGTGCGCACAGTAAGGCGCTTTTTGACCAAGCCCGGCGTGCGGTATTTGGTTTCAGCGGCCATAACAGGCGCGGCTTGCTTGGCTTGCTGCAGGACAATGCGAGCTCCCGCCTTAAGCGCCTTGGTAAGTATCTTTTTACGCAGCTTTAGCGTAAGCCCTTCCATGGATTTTTTAAAATCAGGCAGGCCACTGACTTTAACGGATATACCGCCTTCATTCTGGCCGTTAGTTTTGTAGCTCTCAGTCGTAAATTTAGCGGCCATCACGCACCCCATGAATCGCGGTGATTTCCAGCGTGCCGATGAATGGGCCGGTACCGGGGATCAGGTTGGTGATGTCGTAGTTTTCTGCTTTCCATTGCAGGCGCATGTCGGTAGTAAGGCCACTGCGTTTGAGAATCAGGAAGCGCGCGTCGACGGTGTGCTGTTGCTGGTTGGCAGCATAGAAAGCGTTGCCGCGCAGGGGCATGACTTTGGCCCATATGGTGGCGACATCGCCCCAGGTGACGACCTCTTCGCCGATGGCGTTGCGCGTGATGCTTTTGCTTTGCAGCGTGATGCGCTGATCGAATTCTCCGGCCCGCAGCATTAGATGGCCTCGTAAATCCGGTGCGGGTCAAGCAGGCGATGGCAGAAGCGATCGGGGACGCTCATCATTTTGATGTCGCCGGTGATTTCCTTTTGCGCCTTGAATTCGCCGATGACTAGCTTCATCCAGTGCTTGATGGCAGCGGGGACTTCGGCAGCGGAGGCGTAGCCGCAGACATAGCGCAGGCGGACGGCGTTGATCGTCGGGTAAGTGGTTGGCCAGGCTTTGCCGACGGCGGGCACGACGTAGCCGGGCTCGTTAT